GCAGTCAAGAGGTTGGTGACGACTTTGTTTTAAGGACGTTCGACTTTGTTGCTGATCCGGCTATGCAGAGCGCATACCCTGACATCTTCACCGAGGATGTTGATCAGCCTGAGTTTACAGTAGACGACCTCATGGCTTCCTTCCCTGACTTGGTACAGGAGGCCACCGAGCGCTCCGCTCAGGAGTCTATTGAGCAAATCATCGATCAAGAGCGTCAAAAGGTGCGCGCCGAGATGGAGGAGCAGTTTGCCACCCAACTCGCTGAGAGCCTTAGTGGACTGAGGGAGAGCGTACTTGAGGACGTCAAGAGTGAGTATGAAACCGTCGAGGCTTCACAGGCTCACATTGTACTCCACAAGATCGCTGAGGTCTTGAAGCCTGTCATGAGCAACATGACTGCGGACGAGCAGGCGATTGAGGGCGCGTTGCGCGCTGAGGAGGCCCGCTGTGATGACTTACAGCGTCAACTCGACGAGGCTAAGGTCTTGTTGAGGGTTTCCGGCTATGCCATGCACGTTGAGTCAAGGCTCGGCGGTCACTCCAAGCGGGACAGCATTAAGCGCCTGTTAGGCAAAGTTGGCCACTATGATAGTGTTGAGGAGTTAGACGCACGACTTGATGAAATCATCGAGGAGTTCACGGTCGTGGTCGACGCTGAGCGTGGTGCTCAAGTGGCCGAGGCCCGCGATCTTCAGTCTGACCTCGACGCTCTTAAAGAGGCGTTCGCTGACTTGCAGGAGGAGAACAGTGCGCTCTCTGAGCAGGTTAGCGACCTCGGACGTAAGAATAAGCAACTTTCAGAGGCGGCTCGTTCCGCTGACGTAGCGGCTTACGCCCGGTCAAAAACCTCCGCACAAACCAACAGCCAAGAGTTGATGTCTCTCCTTGAGGGGGCTGACTCTAAGGCCAAGGTTGACCGTGTGGTAGATCAGTTCGGTGCTTCATCTGTCTCCGACTCTGCCTTAGAAACCTTGCGTCAGCGCGTAAGGCGTGGCAATCTAAGACAAGATAGCGCCGTTATTGAGGAGTCGGCATCGGCCTCTCCATCTTCAGCCCTAGATGTTTCTTTCTCAGAAATCAAAGCCCTCGCGGGTCTAAACTAAAAAGGATATTAACATGGAAGCACGCAGACTTCTTTCAGAGGGCGGGCAGCGCACCGCCATCGACGCTTCATACGTCAATCAGGTCGCTCAAAAGTGGCAACCACTTTTGGAGGGGATTCAGAACCCCTATCAGCGCGGCGTCATGGCAATGGTGTTTGAGAACCAGATGGATCACCTTCGTTCACTCAACGAGGAGACCCTTAGCACCGGCGTTGGTTCTTTCACTAAGTACATCTTCCCTATTCTTCGCCGTGTGTTCCCTAACCTGATCGCTAACAACATCGTAAGCGTTCAGCCTATGACCGCTCCCATCGGTGGCATCTTCACCTACGAGCACAAGTATGGTCAGGGTAAGGGTAACGCTACTGCCGGCAACAACCTTATCGAGGACTTCCAACGCCACTACAGCAGCGAGTTCATCGACTATCAGCAGATCGTCGGAACCGCTGACGTGGACGGCGCCAAGGTTGTGTGGAGCAACGCTACCAACCCCGCCGACCGCATCGTCCTCAAGTGGCTCCCTGTGGCCCCTGCGAACGCTGCTAAGGGCATCAGCGGCGTCACCGTCCATTGGACAAGCGGCGGTGTTGACAAGTCACGCCTCGCGGCTCTGAACAACACTAACGGCAATGGCGACGGCGCTTCTTTCGTCGTCAACTTCAGCACCGGTGAGTGGTCACTCGACGCGACCGGCGACGTTCCTGACAACGGCACCGACATTTGGGTCGAGTACCACTACGACTCAGAGCGTGTTGGTTCACACACCCTTGAGGCCCTCGCTCAGACCTACGGCGGTACTGATCGCGTGTCTGCGATTCCTGATGTCAACCTCGACATCCAACTCGTCACCATCGAGGCGATCACTCGTAAACTCAAGGCTCGTTGGAGCGCTGAGGCAGTTGACGATCTTCGCGCCTTCCACGGCCTCAACGCTGAGGCTGAGTTGGTTGCCGGTATCAGCAACGAGATCGCTCTTGAGTTGGATCGTGAGATCATCGACGACCTCGTTCGCGGCGCTAAGTTCAGCGCTAACTACGACCTCAGCGCGGCTCCTGCCTTCGGTGGTGCTGCTGCGTCAGCGAGCGAGTTGGACGTGATTCGTGGCCTCCTTACCATGATCGACAGCGTGTCTGCTAACATCCACCGTGGTAGCCTCCGCGCTCCTGCGAACTTCCTCGTGGTTAGCCCTGAGGTTGGCGCGATTCTTAGCCAACTCACCTCACATGGTGACTTCATGATGGTTAACCGCGCGATGGATCAGCAGACTGCTCCTTCATACGGCCCCATGACGAGCAACTTCGGTGTTCAGCGCCTCGGTACTCTCATGAATAAGTACACCGTGTTCCAAGACCCCTTCCTCAGCGCCGGTTCTTCAAGCAAGGACATCCTCGTTGGTCTCAAGGGTCAGAACTTCCTCGACGCGGGTTACGTCTACGCACCTTACGTTCCCCTTCAGGTCACTCCGACCTTCCTCGACCCCGACGACTTCACCTTCCGCAAGGGTCTCCGTACACGCTACGCGACTAAGATGCTCCGCAACGAGTTCTATGGCCGCATCAGCGTGAACAACCTTCCCGGTGTAAGCACTCTCCCCTAAGGGCTGAGTGATTGATACCGGCCGATAGAGGCCGGATAAAACATCGAGACAAAAATTTCGCCATCGCGGCTGTGTGAGCCGAGGCACAGACCTGCTACAATGGTTTATGCCTCGGCTTTCGCTTTATATGGAGACAGAAAATGAAGACATGGCATCTGACACTTACAAGAGCCACACACGCACGCGCTATGACCTTAACCGGTTCTAACGGCGAGTTAGTTACGCTTGAGCGTGGTAAGGTGACAATCACCAACGCAGACTTAGGCGCGGCGCTCGGTTCACCTATGGTGCGCGTTATTCGCTTAGAGGAGACTGCTGAGGCCCCTGTCGAGACCCCTGCGGTTGAGGCTATTGAGCCGGTTGTCGAGCCCACAGTTGAGGTAAGTGAGCCTGCTGAGGAGAAGCCTGCTGAGGAGCCTGCCGAGGCGCCTGCTGAGGCTCCTGCTGAGGCTCCTGCTGAGGATGAGCCTGCTGAGGAGAAGCCTGCCGAGAAGCCTAAGAAGAGGCGCACCCGCAAGCGTAAGGCTACCACCGAGGACTAAGGGGATCACCAATGAGACACTACGAGAGCGCGCTAGAGCGCGGAACAAAAGTGACAATGACAGCGCGATCCGGCTATGGGATCGCCACAGGTACTGTGGTCGAGGACGATGGCCGATTTGTCTATTTGGAGGAGTGCTCGTCGCTCAGTAGTGACCCGGTGAAATCGGAGGTTGTGGCTGACAGGCGCGTTCATGTGCTAGAGGCTACAGGCAACCCCACCTCCAACCAATCTGATACCGCCGCCGATACGAGTCCTAACGACCCTGAGGAGCAGGACGGCGGCGATATGACCGATGTAGAGCCTGAGATGGCTCCATCGCGCCCCAAACCCAAGAGTAGTTTGGGTGAAGATGATGTTGAGCGCCTGTTGATGAAAGTTGGCGAGACGGCCTTAGCCGGCCTGAAGAGCATGGGGTTAAAGAGCGGCGCGATTTACCCCCTTATGATAAAGATTAACGCTGCTCTAAAGGCGGCCCTCTCGACTTCTTCTAAGGATTAATAGTCATGGCTAAACAGACAAACAACCTGCTCTTCTTCGACAGCGTTTCGGGGCTCCCACAGGTCATCAACAATGACAGCATCGCACTTAGTGGCGACCTTGAAATCGGGGGCAACCTTACGATTCAAGGCACGATGACCTATGTGGACTCTGAGATTTTAACCTCGGACGCCTACCTGCTCATGAATAGCGATTACGCCGGAACGACTGTTCAGAACGGCGGGATCGTCATCAACACCAAGATGAACACTACTCCCGGCGCGCTTGTGTCCGTTGATAACGCGACTAACACAGTCGTGGTTCAGGGTACAGGCTATGGCTTGATTGCAGGTGACATCTTCGCCCTTCAAGGGTCGACTGACAGCCGCAACGACTCACTCTACGAGGTCGCATCATCTGACGATAGCGGCGGTGTCAACACATCAGTCGTGCTAAAGGCCACAGTCACTTCGACTTACGGCGAGTTGCTTCGATCTTCATCTGAGTTGGTTGACGAAGGAAACACGGCAGGTGCTGTTGGTGGTAAGGTTACTGTCGGTATTCTCCGGAGTGACGTTGCCGCAGGGACGTTTGAGTATGGCATTGGCTCAAACACCAACATGTCCTTCAGCGATATTGCGGCGAGCAGCCTTGACCTTCAGACTGCCTATAATAATGGCACGCCGAACCTCGGCGGCGAGATGATCTTGCTAACAGCGGCCAAGGGAGACCTAGCGATTGCTCCGGCTCCACTAGAGTCGGTGGCGATCAGCCTTGAAGCGTCAAGCCCCTCCAAGTTTGAGGTGACGAGCGCCGACACACTCGATCTTAAGACAGCCGGAGGGACGCTGAGACTTACAAGCACAGCAGGCAACCTTACCGGCACAGTTCCTAACACCCAAATCCTCAAGATGGTGTCCGGTACAAGTGAGGCTCTGAACGCTACTTATGGGCGCTTGCGCGCTCAGGGCAACGCTGTGGACATCACGTCTAGCGGTGCAGGGTCGACGATTGAAATCGCCGGTCAAGGCGCCATCGGTATGGCAACAACCGGTGGAGACGTAACCATCGGCTCGTCAACAGGCGCTATCAGTGTAAGCGGTTCAACCGATGTCACTATTGACTCCGACGCGACACTGTCTGCCCTTGCCGACGGCAAGGTGACGATCACATCGGGCATCACCGGGGCGGGCGCGGAGGCAGTAGTCACGGCAACCGGCGGCGACCTTACGCTTAAAACAATCCCTGACGCAGCAACCGGGAACACCACAACAGGTGTCCTTAAACTGAACGCTGCTCAGACAACAGACGCCGGCGGCAAGTCACTCACGATCACCTCTACAGGCGCTATGTCGACGAGCGTGACCGATGGTGCGTATAGCGTGACAACCACAAACACCTCAGTCGCGTCTCCCATCGAGTTCACAGCGAACACAGCCGACATCAACATGGCGGCCACAGGTGACATTACCGCCGTAGCAAGCGGTACAGCCCGCGATGTAGTCATCTCGTCAATCGGCGGCCCTGATTCGGGTGATGTTGACACGTCGGGGCTTGGTGGTGAGGTTATCGTCTATACTGACAGCCTCGACATCAACACCTCTATCTTTGACATCACCGGTGTGGATCACGGCGGCGTCCTCTCGTCGGGAAATATCCAAACAAGCGGCGATTTAACCTTCAGTTCAACTGCTGCTAACCTGAGCGCCTCGGCTCCATTTGCCGGTGATTTGACGCTCTTGAGCGGATCAGCGGCACTCGGTGGGCGCCTCTTGCTTGACGGCAACCTTGTCAGCCTTTCGGGGCTTGGAGCGGGCGGGACACTAGCGCTTAGTGGACAAACAACGGCCTCACTCACGGCTATCGATAGCGCGTTAACTCTTGAGGCTACGAACCTTAACGTGGCGATCAGCGCCGGGACGAACATCGGGCTGATCGCCGGCAACGCTATCACAGCGAACTCGACAGGCGCGACGAGCGTGAGTGCAGGGACGACCTTTGGTCTGACCTCAGCGCAGGACGCCATCGTTAGCACAACGGACGGCAACATCAGCGTGACGGCTAACTCGTCCACATCGGCTCGCTCATTGACTCTATCGACGGTTAGCGGCGGGAGTGCGGCCGGCTCACTTGATGTCACCGGTGCCACAACCACAAGCGTCACGGCAGGAGCGGGCGCTCTTACCCTCGGTGCGACCAACGGCAACGTGGCTATTTCAGCCACAAACGGCGGGACACCTTCGGCGATCACGCTCACTACAAACACGAACGACGTTACCGTCTCTAGCGGCAATAACATCACGTTGTCGGCAGACACAAATGCGGCTGTGAACATCAGCGCAGGCGCTGTGACTGACACAGGCTCGATTGGCCTCACCGCTAAGGCTGTGACAATCGCCTCTGAGACCACGACAGTAACCTCTACGTTAGGGTCTAGCGTAACTTCAACCACAGCCGGAGTGAGCCTCACCGCCGCAACGACTGTGGCGCTTGATGGCTCAACTAGCATCACCCTTACGGCGCCTCAGAACGTCATTAAGGGCGATGACGCAGCCCAAACACAGCAGGTTCAACTCCTCAATAGTGACAGCACAGCCGTCATCGAGGTCGAGCGTGACGGCTCAGACTTCGTTGGTGCTCGTCTTAATCAGTCTGTGTCAGTCGGCTCCTCACTCCCTAACATTTCAGGTGTGAGTGATGTCGGTGTAGGTGTGCGTGTGACTGTAGAGCCTAACGTCGAGATCGGTCATGTCTTAGCGATCAACGCAAATGGCCGCTTCGACAAGGCCCTCGCTCGCCGCGCTAACGAGGGCGACTCCGATCTCCCTCAGAACCCTATCGGTGTACTGCTCGCAAACGGTCAGGCGGCGGCGACGACTTCCGGCGTGTTCATGAGCACCGTTCATGGCGCGACGGCGCTCGTTCAGTTGACCTCGGCTCCGGCCGCAGGCGACGTGGGAGCGACGATCTTCTTGTCTCCCACCGTAAGCGGCAAGGGAATTATCACCTCTAACCCACTTTCACTCGTCGAGGGTGACGGACTCACACGTGTCTCGCAGATTGGTATCCTGCTCTCAAGCACTGCCATCAGCGTGACCGGCCTCACCGGGTCGGTTGATGTGTACCCTATCCTTTGGAACGTAGATCACGTCGCTGAGGCTTAAGTCCTCGGCGTAAGGAGCAAAGTAGATGTCGAATAGCAGTCGTGAAATCACGATGGGGTTGGGCGAAGCCCTCTCTAGGATGATGCAAGTTGAGATGAACAGGCGTTCTCGCATAGCGCCTGTAGGTGAGTCTCTGCGCGAGTTTAACATGATTATCGAAGCCCTTAACGTCCACCAACTTACGTTCAACGTGGACTGCTCGACTGACACCGGCGAGATGGGTATTGATGTGTTCAAACGGAGCGCTCAGACATCGTGCTGCCGTATCAATACGAGCGCGCACGCGAGTGCGCGGGGGGGTAACAGGCGATGACCATCATCGGTTTCCTTCTCGCGTGCTATGGGCTATGCTTTGGCCTTATCAATAAAGCGGTGTTTCTACGCCGACTCCCAATAATGAACCGGATGTTAGACTGTAGTTACTGCACAGGCTTTCATGCCGGTTGGCTCATGTACGTTATAGTGCAGGGCTATGAGGCGTTCCTGACGCCTTTAACATTAGCCTCTGCCTTTTCAAGCGCAGCCTTCTGCTATATCATAGATGTGTCCGTCATTTTCCTAGAGGAGAGGACGGCCTCCATCAAAGCGGAGTCAAAACCCAATCATCATCCTAGCCTGTTCGGGTAGGGCGAGGAGGTCAACATGGTCGTCAGCCAGAGCACTCAAGACATAATAGACTACATTAAGCGCAGTCTCGGTGATGGCGTTGTGGCTGTAGAGTTGACCGACCTCCAACTACAGGACGCTGTGGACAGCGCGGCGATGCTATATCACCAAATCATCGGTGACTATAACTTCTCTGCCATTAAGGTAAATGGGCCGGGCGAGTACGCCATGCCCCCATCATGTACCCATGTTGTAGAGGTTCACTTTGACGTCGCCAACTCAGGCATTTATGAGTCGTTTGATTGGGCCGGCGTTGAGTTAGGCCCTATGTCGTTCGGTATGTACGGCGGTTATCGCGACTCATCCGGCGCAGGCGGGGGCTACTCTTACCTTATTCAAGCCCTTAACTACCGCGATCAGGCTAAGCGCATACTAGGTGTTGAGGACGATTGGTTTTGGGACAGGGAGCGCAGGCTCCTGTGCCTTACCGGCTGTTCAAGCAGCACTAGTAAGATCGGCGTAAGGTGGCAGACGAACGACTTAAATTGGAGCACTCTGTACCCCTCAGAGTACCATCTCTTTAGGAAGTGGGCGCTCGCTGAGGCGATGATAACTCTCGGTCAAATACGCACCAAATATGGCTCTTTGCCATCGGCGCAGGGAGACTTGTCGCTAAACGGCGACGCCCTCAAGTCTGAGGCTGATGGCATTAAGATGAACGTCATGGAGCGAGTTAAGATGATCCGGCCTCCCATGCCTATCACCGCTATGTAAGTATAGGGTGAAAAAGGCCATTTAATCTGATAAAAACTAAAGACACCCTTAAGGAGACAGTCATGATTTCAGATAAACTCGGCGACATGCTCGCCACAATGGAGTTAGTGAAGGGGATCGATGGTGTCGCAGAGCGCGACGCTAAGATCGTCGAGTCACGTCAAAACCGCGAGGCCGACTTCCTTGGCCAAGTGATGCAACTTGCTCAGATCGAGGAGGCCGCTAAGCCCGCCTCTGAGGGCGCGACCAAGTATAGCGACGGACAGGTCACTCTCACTTTTAACGACCCAAAGTACGCCGCGACCATGCTCCGATTGGCCAAAGAGTTGGGCGCTTCTGACGCCGACATCGTTCCTGAGAAGCACGATGGCGAGGTTAGCCTTCACGTCCTCCCTCACGTTTTTGCCTCCGCTGAGATGGCTCCTCTCCGTGATATGCTTGAGTTGGGCGTTGAGGAGTCTCAGGTCAAGGAGTTCCAAGGCATGATGAAGAGCCTTGAGGAGCGCTCTCCCAACCCCTATCACG